TATTCTCAAGCTCCGGGAAAAGCATTTCGTGGAGCCGGGAAAGGACGATGTTAATCTTAGATCTCGTTATTTTTGGGTACACCTTGGAATTGTTGGGATCGATCCTCACCTCCGGATCCCAGAGCCCTTTATATTGACGTAAACTCTCCATCCACTCTAATTCTTTATTCCTTCTATAACTTTCCCACACAGAGAATTGATTAAACATTCTTTGCCCAAACGACCTCATAACTTCAGAATTTCTTCTGCTTTCTGTAAATTCTTTTTTTAACGCATCTGGCATCTGCGAATTCCTCCTTTGCTTAAATTCTCTTTTGCCCATAGAGGTTGCAGATTGCTTAATGCCCATGCTTTATGAAAATCATCATCCTCTGGTGTTTGGAAATTAAAGGCAGAAAGAGGGATTTTATGATCGATATGCCACAAACCCTTATTCTCCCAATTCATTCCCTCAATAAATTGGTTTTCTATATGTTTTCGCAAATCATCAACGGTATATCCAACCAAAGACTCCCAAGATCGCCCACCCTTCCCCTCACGCAACGACCTTGACATTGCTGGTGCAATCCTACTTACTAAATTTCCATTGATTGTTTTTCTCCGATCCCCAGCATACTTTCGAAATAATTTCTTTGATTTTTCTGGATTTTTATTCCACCATCTTTGATATTGCTCTTTTACTTTATCTGGATTTGCTTTTTTCCATATTCTCTTATTTTCTAAACATCTTTCGTGGTGTTCATCCTGCCACTTTCTCGTAGCTTTCGTAGCCTTTTCTTTATTATTTTCATAATACATTTTACAGATTGCTTTTCTTTTTACTGGATCTTTTGTCGGCATATTTAATACCCTGCTATTGAGCTACTTGGCCCACTATACATATTTCTACCTATCTGGTCAAGTAGCTGTTTCCGTTTAACATCATTATCTTCCTGTTCTGCAACATACATGCAGAGCATCTGAAGAGAGTCCGCAATATGGGAGGCAAAGTTCTTCACCGGCATGAATTTGTACTCTTCCCCCAGAGCCTTCGGTTCCTTTTCGTAATGGTAGGCCCCATTCATCGCCTTCCTCAGGAAATGACAGGTAGGGGAAAGGAGAAACCCGGGCTCACCTTTGTACATCTTGTTCAAGAATTTTTCCACGGATCCAACCCTGGGGAGGATCGCATTGGTCTGGGCCGGTATTACATTCTGAAGCCCAATTTCCGCACTATGCAGTACGTCAAAACAGGTTGATTCATCGGTGGGTGACCGGGAAGTACCGGAAGGATCCCCGTACCCCATGACCGCCATCCCGAAATACTTCCTTCTTAACAATGGAAGGAGCTGGTTCTCACAGAACTGCCTGATCCCCATCCCATCCGAAACCAGCTCATCGATAACCCTCAACTGACCCGTAGGTAAAATCTGGCCGATCGAACACGCCGGCTGGAGCCCGAAGTCGAACCCGAGTATGACATCCAGCCCAGGGATGGGCTCCAATATGTGCGGTGCAACATGAATGTTATCGACGAAGGATTGAAAGACGGGTTTTCCGGTGACGAGATATCCATACTGCCCATGGATGTAAATCCGTTTGTACATCTCATCCTTGCCCTTGGCAAGATTCACATAATAATGTTTTGGAAGGTGGGTTGTATTCTCGGCGTGGACAGAAAGCCCAGATGGCTGTTTGAACATCTCCCAGTTGTCGGGTCGTATTTTCTCAAACATCTTATAGATGTATGAGTCCTCGTCAGGAGGGTTTGTGTCCATGATAATCCCATACCATGACGCACCACCATCCCGGGGAGAAGGATATCTACCAATACGACTGTCCATAGCTTCGATGATTGTTCGTGGAATTTCCCTAACTTCATTGAACCATGCCCCCGTAACTTCAAGAGAAAGCAAATTAGAAACCTGGTCCGGACGATCCAAGGCCCGGAATAGGATCTCCAGGTGCACATTCGGCATCTTGGTTATGATATAATTGTGGTCGGTGATACGATATTGCCCGAATTTTTTCTCGGGGAACCAGTCGACGAAGGTTCTTATTGTCGTATCCTTTAACTGGTTATAGGTATTTCTGACAACAGCCCATCTTGATCTCCGGATGCCGTCCGGTCCGGGAGTTTGAAGGTTAGCTCTCCGGATAATTTCCATCACACAGGCAGAAGATTTTCCCGAACCGAACGGACCCATGACGCAACGTACTCTTTTATCGCAAAGCGTAAAACGCTTCAAGGTAAGGGCATCATTATAATCATAGAGTACCTGGAAGGGCTTGTCAGCCATCTGCTTTCTCCAGTAATTCAATCGTGGCCTTTAACTCCACCACCCGGGCACGATTGTTTGCCACAATCACATTACACCTTTCGATTTCCTTAAGCAGATCAGGGATATATTCCTGTTCTATCTCAATGATCTCCTGCTTGAGGCGCTTTTTGATGTTGTCTATTTCAGCCATCAGTTACCTCCCGGGAGAATGACGCCAGAGCGTCCCTTTACTGCCGCAATACTTGAGGGTCCGGGAGGAGGTGGAGGCGGATTGGGGTTATAAGAAGCCTCAGCCTCGGGACTGGTCACCTGTTCATACAGTTTGATAAGTGCCTGTTCCCGTTCAAGGATCGGGTAACTCATTGCCCCGGGCACCGCAACATACGGGGGGAAATGGGGAAAAGGCTCCAGCTGGATTAACTGCTGGCCCGGGTTCTTCTGGTCCGGGATGATCCGGTAGATCCGGGGTTTGTAAACTTTCCCGCCCTCCAGCTTGCCCACCAGCCAGAACGGCCCGTGTATAACCATCGAAATACTCATAATCCCTCCCTCATTCCGCCATATAGCAAGGCTCATAATAGGTTAATCTCGTCTGACTCCCCACTAGGCAAGCCAACTCCCTCATATCTTTCATGGAATTGATCAACTTCTGATTCGCATGAAACTCCGCTACTACATAATCTATGTGTTTTAGCACGGAAGTATTAGCAAGAACCTCATATTCCGCACCTTCAATGTCCATTTTCATCAACCTTACCCGGTTGACGTAAAGGCTTTTGAACAGTTCGTCAAGGGTGATCATGTCCGCTTCCACCTGGATCATATCCTTTTCTACAAAAGTAATTACTGAGGACGACCCCCCGGAAAAGTCTTTGGAAACATTGATAGTCGTTTTGCCCATCGTTGGGCCGATGGCCTTCTGGATCGTTTCTATGTTGGTCACTCCGTTAAGGGAGATGTTCCGTACCATTTGGTAGAAGGTTCTCGGAACCGGTTCGACGGCGATAACCTGGATCTCCGGGAAGAGTTTCGCCAGCATGATGGAAAACATCCCTTCACAGGCACCAATGTCCAGGACCACAGAGCCGGGCGGTAGATCAATTCCCCGTTCAAAAATTTTATAGTTGTCCGAAAAGATCTCCTGCACCAGCGTCTTTGCCGTAGGGGTGTCATAGAACTGGAACTCCTTTCCCCGGTATTCAACCTTAATAATGTCCATGCAGTCCCTCCCGCATAACGAATTCTATGTGCTCATTTTTATGGTCCCCCTTGGGGAGGTGAGGGCAAATGTTCGTAATGTAGACCTCTTTTTCTATTTTCCTCGTTTTGAACTTCATCTTCGGGAAGAATCTCTGTTTGAACATGTCCCACCAGGTATCCGGCACCAGGATAACCTCCACCCGCTTATGTTCCCTGCCGGCAAAGTACATCTGGAACTGGCAAACAAACCTGTTTGATGAATAGTCCAGGAATTCACGGATTTCCATATCATCAAGGTCCCACTCAGTAAAAACTTGGCTCAAGGAAATCTTCACCTGGTCCAGGAGCACCCTCTGGACCCTGACATCGTCAAGTCTTGTTCTCATCACATCTCCCTCATATTTTTCTACCAAAGATAAGACCCTGCCGTCCCCTTCCGGGTGTCCACCACATGGAGCTGGGAAATATCCTTCCCCATCAGGGCCTTCAATTCATTCAGTTCACTTTCATTGAGGGGGGTACCGCCCAGGGTCGCTTTTGTCTGATAGCCCTGCAATACTATCAACCTGGCCGCTTCTGTCGTTGTAAGTGTTGGCATATCAACCTCCTAAAGTTTCTCCCTCTCCGTTCCGTCCGGGTTAAGTAAAATAGATTTCTGCTTGTCGAAGTCGGTCTGTTCCGGGAGCCCCAGGATCGACCGTTCATCCTCAAGGCCCTTCAGGATGACGAATGTGGTCTGGTTCCCGGCGGGTTCAGGGCCTTCCTTCCGGATCTGGGCGGAAAGCAACGCCGCTTCGACCTTGGTCAGTTCCTTCACCATGAACTTGAACTCATTATCCGACTTCATCAATTCCACCAGCCTGGCCTTACCCTTTTTACCCCCGGGTCCCACCGCATTTCTATATGCAAATCTGAGATCCGACAGCATCTGCTGGGCAGACTTCTGGTTGTCCTTGTCCTTCGGGTCGTCAGGGACATCCTTCGGTTCCTTCCCTTCCATCCCGGGCACAATAATCCCCTTCTTCTGTGCGGCCTTGATGTCCCGCTCCAGCTTCTTCTTGGCGTCGGCCTCCCGCTTCAGTTTCCTTGCAACCAGGACCGACTGCCGCTGTGCCTTCGCTATATCCTTCTTCGTAGTATGAAGTTTATCTTCGTTGAATTGATCAGAGATGGAAGAGTCTTTACTCTTTGGGCCTGTCTTTGCCATGAAAGTGATCCCTTAAAGTAATTGAGTGGGGAGGCCAGGTACCTCCCCACATTAACCAATCGGCGCCACAAGCGCCGGGAGAAAGGAGATGGGAGCCATAAGGCTCCATGAACGATTCCTGAATACACACTTAATATAAGCATGTCAAGCATTTTTTATCATACTTTGAGGTAGGCGGGGTTCTGTTGCCTTGTCTTTATGATGGAATTACACTTTTCAGCAATGGTGATCAGGCGGTCCGTAGATAGGGAGGACAGGGAAGAAAGCTCCCTTTTAGTCCTTTTAACCTCCCTTTCTATCGATTCCAGGCGAACGGGACGTTCCTTTCTTACACCACTTTTCACAGGATGCTTCCTGTGGTATTTGGCGTGGCAGTTAAAACAGAGTACCTGGCACTTCTTAACTTCCTTCTCAAGTGTCCCCATATTTAAGTGAGGCCCCACCCGGCACTCCTTTAACGATGGGTTTGTATGATGGAACATCAGGACATCCTTATCAGTTATCCCACATATTCCACATTCTTCCTTTAGCTCGTCTATACGAGCCCTAACATCTTCCTTCCCCATAAAGTGCCCCTTTCATATATTTTTTTATATTATAAGTCATTGATTTCTATATGTCAAGAAAAAGTATAAGTAGAACATTATATTCCCCAGGGTCCCCTTTTTGGGATCAATAGACGTATTATAGGTTCCCTGCCCAGTAATGGAAACATCCAGGAGGGAGTAATGCAAGGGAAGGGGGGATAAAGGATCCAAGCACCCCCCTACCTTTTCAGTTTCGGGTGGTGGGGGATCGGACAAAAAAGAATTCTTTTCATCCTGAGGGTTACATAACATATCTTATACGACAAATTTATCCTTATAAGTTATTGATTTCATTCACTACGTCAGTAGTCCACAGGTTATCAACAGCTAAGAGCTCAGCTCATGGCCATAGGCCATAGGCTGAGGCAGTAGCTTGAGAGAGGCCACGTCCTAAGGCATAGCATTGGGACATATCTCCCCTGTCCCGCACCTGTCCCCTGTCCTCTCCCCATCATCCAACAACGTATTATAACAAAGGATAAGGCCGTCATCAGGACGTGCTCTCCGCACCGCAATATGACCGGATCGATGCCCTCTAGAGAGGCCGTCTTTCCTACGTTCTCTTCTGTCAATAGCGAAACGCACCGCACCGGAACCGCTCCCTGAGCGGCTTTCAGAAAATCGGGCTCGTTCAGTAAAGAAACATGGGTAAAAAGGCCTCAAAAGCCGTTTTGACATAAAAAAAAATGACTACGTAACCCCTTATGATCTTTACGCTTGTTAAAATAGTTTGAAAATTGACACGATTTGTATTTACAACAGGTAAAAAGAGGCGTAAAAAGAGGCCACAATAAGAAATAAGGAGATGAGATTCACCCTATGAACATAACGACTTGATCCTGATCGGGAGCGATCTTTAAGGACGGTGCACTCAGGGAAGATCAGGAAAATCAAGCGAATAGCTCTACCGGAATGGTGCACCCCAAGAGAGAGTGCACCTGAGAGGCCGCCCTGACAATGGGCTCCGGATCAAGCCTGAGGCGGCTCAGGAAGTATTGATAGAAAAGAATAAGGATGGTCAGTAGCATCGACCTGAGGCGTTCTGTCGTTTCCTTA